GTAGCCATTTTTAATGCTTTTTCTTTATTAGCAGTTGAACCTGAATTTAAGTCTTTACTTGCAAACATCACTTGCAAATCACCAGTAAAGTCTTTTTCTTTTGTGTTCCCATCAACCTCTCCGCCTAAAAATTTAATAATCGCAGGGATTGTGTACGATGTTTCCGAGTTAGCAACTGCACCTGTTCCTACATTGTAGGTGCTTGATGTTTTGTGTTTATATGTTATTGTTTCAGTAATGTCATCCAATGTGACAAAAGCTGACTCAACTAAATTTTGTATTGTAGTTCTGTAAGGCATCTATGACCTCACTACTGCGACAGAACCAAACTTGGCTCTAGCGTAAATTGTTCCCCAACCTCTTAGCATTTCTTGAACAATGTCAGGCATTACACCTGCTGTATCTGATTTGTCAAAGTCTAACTCAATATCTCCGACTTTAATAGAACTCAGACCTTTACCTTCAGCATTAACTGTCAAATCTTTAGCTAGTAGATGACCTGCAAACTCAGCAGTTGCGTTTGCTATTTGTACTGGGATTGTAGTAGATGAAACAGAAATACCATCATAGTAAACATCTGTCCTACCCCAACCTAATGCTTGTGTACTTGTTGCTCTAGTTCCTGACCATGCACATTTCTCGTCAAGGATTCTAGTAGCCATTTTTAATGCTTTTTCTTTATTAGCAGTTGAACCTGCATCCCAAGTTGATGAATATAAGTGATTTGAAAAGTAAGTGTCTGCTGTTGCGACAGTTATAAAACTATCAGAGTTCGCACCATTTACCGTTGCATCTAATGACATAATTACTCCAGTAAACCCCCTGCCCGAGAGCAGGGGATAAGATAAAAACTCTTAGTCGAGAATACCTGTCATTAACGCTAATCCCTTGTCAGAGAATAGAGCAAGACCGTTGTACCACTTAACACGAGTGATTGTTTCATCTTTAGTTTCAGAAATACCTGCTTCTTCGACTTGGATACCTGCTGAACCACTTGCAGTCAGTCCTGAGATACCGTGCATCATAGAACCATCATCCAAAGTACCCATGATTACAGAAGTAGCTGTTGAAACATTACCCTGTGTTTGGTTAATTGGAATATAGTCGTTACGGTAGATTGGAACACCTCTGTAAGCAGGAAGTGTTTTTCCACTTGGCAAAGTAACTGTTTCACCGATACCTGCTCCACCTAATGCTCTAAGTAGTGCCATGTATGAACGAATAGTTCTAGCGTTCATCATAATGTAGTCGATTTCACCGTCTTTGTCTGTAACTTTGTCCATGCACTCATCCATTTTCGCAAATGAAAGGTTAGAACCGTTTGTTGCACTTGCTACTTTTTGACCTGCTGATGCTAGGTTAAGTAGACCGTCTAGCTCGTTGCTTGAACCAGTACCAGTAATCATTTTGTCTTGGTAAGCACGACCCAAAGCCTTAGCTTTAGAAGCTACTTGCACAGCTTTTTGGTTATTGATGTTAGAGCGAGTTGCTTGTATCAATCCGTTTACTTCTGCATCACCTACAAGAGTGGTTAATGAAGTTGTAAGTTGAGTGAAAGTAGCAGCAGCTTTTCCGCCTGAAATAGCAGTTCCTACAGTTGTCCACTGTGAGGCTCCAAGTGCATTCTCTCTGTTATACGCTAAAGAATTACCTTCAATCCCTGCAAATGGTAATACTTCATAAAAAGGGTTTACAGTAATGATATTTTCAATCACTCCTGCAACCAACATATCTTCCGATAATTTAGCTGATTCAGCTAGTGTAACTGATGCCATAATTATGACTCCTATATAAAAAAAAATATTGCCCCTAGTATACAGGGCAGATTAAACAAATCTACTACTGTATGCCACAGGCAATAAAGTAGGGTCTAACTATCTCCGACAGCTAATATGGGTATTATAAACCTATTTTGCAAAGCCTTGTTCTAATTTTTGTATGGCAGTTAGATTTTGTTTAGCCACACCATTAGGTCTTGCATTATGTTTTGAGCCTGAACCTGAAGAAGCTTTAAATAAATGTGGTGCTATATCCATTTGTGATTTAACCCATTCATTAACACTCATTGGCTCACTTGTTCCGTGTCCAAAAATAGTGTTTCCTTGTGCGTCTGTAGGAACTGCTTTTCCATCTTGCAATGAAAAAACAGACTTAGACCTTAGTAATATATCATCCATACCAGTTTCAACAACACCTGCTTTTACAGCAGAATCTCTTACAGCGTTGTCTATAACTAATTTGGCTAACTGGTCTTGTAGTGAAGCGTTCACTTGGTTGGTTTTTTCCAGTTCAACATTGTGTACCTCTCTCATCTGCTTCGTTTTCTCTGCAAGTAGCTCGTCAATCTTACCTGCATCAATGAGTTTTTTTTCTTTCATTGCTTCTTGCTTACTTTTCATCTCGTTGTAAGCTTCAACATCAATGCCTTCAAACTTACTTGTTAAGGCTTCCATGTCTTTCATTAGTTTAACATTATTAGAACGAAACTCGTCTAATTTTGATTTGACTCCTACATATTCTTCCTCAGAATATGTTTTTACTTCAGTTGCTTCTTCGCTCATATATAACTCCGTTATATTAAAAAATGACTCTGTCGATACGCATTTTAGCACAACTTTTTAGGAGGCACAAAAAAAGGGTAAGACCTCAACCTTACCCTTCTTATTATTTATTTAATTATAAAAATATATCGTTTAATATTTTTATGTCTTTGCCGTAAGTCACATCGCAACCTGCTTTTGCTAATGCTTCGTAATAGCGTTTTGCATCTTCGTATGTGAAATATATTATCTTGTCATCAAAGTCTTTTAATTCTTCTCCGTCAAGTTTTATAAAATATTCTTTATTGTTTTTCATTTTATTTCCTCTTTTAGTTTAAAAATGTAAGTTTAATTAACCTTACAGCCTTTAGTATACGCCTTTAATTCGTATAGTCAAGTTATATTTAAACTAAATTTTGTTCTTTATTTCTTCTAAAGTAAGAGGATTGCCTGACTGATTGACTAAATCTTTAAAGCCAATCTTACCTTCTTTCCATAGCTTTTGTTTTTCAACACCTAAAACTTCAACTTGAAAAGCCTTTGATTTACCACGGAGCCATTGCTCATAGTTTTTGCCACCTGACACTTGTCCATCCATACTGGCTCTTGTTGATTCAGGAACTTCTGCAAACTTTCTTTTTGCACCTAATTCTTCCCAACTCTTAGTTACTGGGACTTGTGTGCTTCTACAGTTCCAATGTGCAGTTGAGCCAACAAAAGCTTTATTATGACCAATAGGTTTGTAGTTTAAATCCCATTGCAAACCATCAAGAGCCATGCATATTTCAGATGTTCTATTATCAAATGTTGCTGACCATTCAATTCCTTTTATGATGTCTGAGTTATTTTGATATGTATCAAGCCTCGATGTATTGGCTACCGTTTGGATTGAACTTCTAACCAATGCATCTGCACCACGGTATTGTGAATATAACGCACCATCTTTATATCGGTTTAGTTTTGTGCCAACCAAAGTTCCAACAATTTTATCTGTAGGTAAGCCTTGCAACATACCCATTCGGACTGTGTCCTCAAACTTACTTTGGAATTGGTCAGTTCTTCTCGACCACCATTGTTTTGTTGGAGCACCTTCAATTAATGTGTCAGAGGCAATATTTTTAAGCATAGTTTGACTCATGCTTGGTTGTATTACATTTGCTTTAATTGAGGTGTTAATTGCTGAAACAGTTTGCAATTCAGATAGTTCAGCAACTTCAGTCAATATAACAAGCTGTTCTTTAGATATATCTTTATAGGCTGTCGTTATTGTTTCTCGAGTTTTTTTCAACAAAGCTTTTAACTTTTTTTGCTTTGTTTGTTGTCTCACAGCTTCAGCAACACCTGAATCTCTTAATTCAGCAACTAATTGTCTTTCAAGTTTTTTTAGTTGCTTTATTATTTTTCTCTGTACGGTTGCCTCGTACCTTTGTATATCTACAGCGTAGCCAGTTATCTCATCTAGTATCTTTTCATTTGTGTTCACTATTTAACAAACGATTAATCTAAATTCATTGGGTTTTGTAAGTCAATCCTGTCTCTTTCATCTTCTACAGACACTTCATCAGGCAATATTTCACCTTTTTTCATATTGTGTAGGAATGTTTCGTGACTTATAGCACCTGACTGCCAAGCACTCATCAATGCAACCAAATCCTCAGACTCAATCTTAGTGTCAACAAAGTCGGTGTTGAGTGCAACCTCTATGTCACCACTCACCCCTTCCCACTCTGCCATAATGCTTAGTGCTTTTGATATACCTTCTTGCACTGATAAGACAGCACCAACTAATACTGATGCTTCAGAGTTTTGCCTTAATCTTAGTGACTCAGCCGACTCGACACCGTTCTTTTGAGTCTGTAATAAACTTGCACCAAGACCTGCCATAATTGAACGCTTCTCTTCCACAGCTTTTTCAAGAGCCTGTAATCCTTGTCCTGTGAACTCAAGATAACCTGCTTTACTTGATGAGTCAGGTAATATCCAAGCAGAGCCTGAACCAATCCTCAACTCACTATCACCGTCAATACCAGTAACATATGGTGTTGGAAGTGCTGTAAAGTGTCTACCATGCTCAAGGTCTGCACTTGTACGGTACATTGATAGGTTAGTATCAACCAAAGACATTAGAGGTGGTTGTGTTGGATTCATATTTAACTCATTACCACTAATTGCAACAAATGGTATGTCATCTAATGCTTGACCAACTCTTGTCGGGTATATTTCTTCTGAAACATTCCACCCATCGTTATCTTTCCATATTCTTACTAAAAATTTACCTTCTTCGTCAATAAGTAACTCACGGTATTGAACTTCATATGATTGAGAGTAATCATCGTTTAAATCTTGCATCAAGTAGGTTTCTTTCAAAACAATAATGTCTTGCATCCAGTTGGTCATTTGCTCAGTTGTATATCCTGACAAATAAGCACGCTCTTCTGTCCTGTCAACTAACACACCTTGTCTGCCCATAAGCAATTGCTCAGACAACATATTAGAAATGAAATCATTAAGACTTACCCCTGTGCCTGTTATGTCATCTGCTAACTCCATAATTCTGTCAGGTGCGTTTATTACTGGGTTTATACGCATCACAGCACCGACTAAACCTTGAATGGTGTTTTTAATTGCATTGACATACATTGAACGCATGACATAAGCATCGTATTCACCTTTTTCTTGACTACTAAGTTTTGGTAAGTAAATCTCACCTTTTGACTTTATCGCATCTGAACCTAAAAAAGAATCTCTGACTCTTGTCCATTTTTCCTTTGACTCATCATACAAAGGATGTGTACTATCAATTCCCATTCTATGCTCCTATTACTCTTGCCAGTTTTGGTTGTCCTTTTCTTTTTATCATTGGTTGTAATGCATATCTCAATGCATCAATGTAGTGATTATTTGAGTCTACTATCTGTGGCAATATATCCTCTGTTAATCTGTCTACTTTATAACTGTATTTCACAAATTCTTCTGCTGTATTTAAACAGCGAGTGTGAATGTAAACCATACGGAAACTGCGTATAAACTCAATCCCATCCTCGACACTACCACTCCATTTATGAACCGACTCAATCTTGTATCCTTGTCTTTTAACAAAACTGATTGACTCAGGTCTAGCACTATCTGCCCTTATTATATGCTGTTTTGACAAAGGAATTTCATCTATTAGTTTGTAGGTGTTATCTAACTCCACTTGTCGACCACCTGCTTCATGGTCAATGTACAAACAGTTATCATAAATAAAACATCTTAACACAGCTGTTGGGTCTTGTGAAAATCCCCAGTCTAAACCATAATAAAAGACTGCATTACTTGGCGGTGTAAAGTCCATTACCTGATATTTATGTCTGAATATTTGTGCGTCGGTTGATGTCCTGCACTCCCCTTCCCATATGTGTAAATATTCATCATAATCATTTTGTTTCATATACTCCAGTTCGTTTTGGAGTTCATCAGAAAAATATGGATTATCGTAGTAATTCACTTTAACAACGAGTGCGTTATCACGGTTATTATTTACAATAAATTGTTGGTAGGTTGGGTCTGTGTCAAGTATAGGATTAAATGAAACCCATATTTCGCTGTCTTTTTTACGAATCGTAGGTGTCAAAATAGACCAACTTTCGTGAGTGATTTTTTGTGCCTCTTCGACCCAACAAATATCAATACCCTCTAGTGATTTTATTTGATTAGGGTCATGCTTTAAACCAAGAAATATAAACTCCGTGCCATTTGCACCATATATACCGTCACGGGTCACTCGGTAAAAACTGTCAAGTTTCATTCTTTCGATGCATTGGTGTAATAGTTTATGCACCGATTGTTTCATTGAGCCTTGTATCTCACGAGTGCATAAGATACGCATCCTCTTTTTTGAGCCAAGAACTAATAACGCATTAGCAAAGCTCCATGACTTTCCACCGCCTCTTCCACCGTAGTAAATTTTCCATCTTTCAGGTTGAAATAAAGGTTTAAAAGCCTTCGGTATTTGTACATTCATTCGACAAATTCGACCACCAAATTCATGTCACCGTCAATGTCAACTTCTCTGCGTTCAACATATCCACGGTCTTTGCCTTGTGTCTTTAAAAACAAATCAATTGCTCTTAGTCTTACAGGCTCATTTTTTGTTCTCATAAGCGTGTGTAATCCTTCTTCTGCAATATCAATGTTTTGCTCTTTTATGTCTTTTAATTGTTCAGGGTCTTTCAATGCTCTGTCACGGACAGCCACTCTTGATATATCGACGTTGTACTCTTTCTTATACAACCTTACTGCTCGTGAATAGATACCTGCACTTTCTCTGAGCCCTGCCCAAAATTCCTCGTTAGATAATTTCATTCTCGTTAAGTTTTGTTAAGTTAAATTTTTCACCTGTGCTTTCTAACACAGCCTCTTTATCTGTGTAATCTTGCCACCTTTTGATAATAACATCTACATATTTAGGGTCAAGTTCCATAGACATATTTTTCCTGTTGCTTTTTTCACACGCAATCATTGTACTGCCTGAACCACCGAATAAATCAAGTACAACATTATCACGCTTACTGCTATTAAAAATTGCTCTTTCAACTAACTCCACAGGCTTAGTCGTTGGATGCAATTCAGAACGAGAAGGTTTGTCGAAATCCCATACATCACTTTGCTTTCTATCTTCAAGAGGACATAATCTAGACTCTCCTTCAAGCCAACCGTACCATATAGGCTCATATTTAGTATGGTAATCTTTACGACTTAATACCAAACTGCTCTTATTCCATATTATGGTACTGCTCCAATGATACTCGTTCATAGCTAATGTAAGCATCATATTTCCCCACTCTTGTGCTGACATGACAACATAGGTAGGACAGCCTTTTTTAGAATGTGCGTTCATTTGTGCAAATGTTGAGTCCATAAAGTCCTTAAAATCTTCTGTACCCATAAAGTCATTTAATATTGTTCTTTCTTTATATTTGCCATTTGCAGTATCAGAACCATAGTTAACATTCCACGGTGGGTCAGTAAAAACCATATCTGCTTTCATACCATTCATCAACAATGAAACATCTTCTTCTTTTGTTGAGTCTCCGCACATCAATCTATGCTCTCCCAATATCCAAACATCTCCCAGTTGTGATATATGCTCTTCTTGGACTTCAGGTATATCTTCCTCGTCTTTATCATTGTCAGAGGGTTTGTCTGTGTCAAACTCCAAATCAAGACCCCATTCCTCTAATAAATCAGCATCCCATTCCTCTTCAAGCATCTCCCAATCCCAAGCACCAAAGCCGACATTATCTTTAATAATAAACTCGTTTTTTTGCTCTTGGCTTAAATCATCAACCTTTAATATTGGCACTTCAGTCAAACCTGCTTTTATACATGCCTTGTACCTCATATTGCCACCAAGTATTACATTATTCTCGTCAACAACAATTGGTCTTATTTTGAGCATATCAGGAAAGTCCTTAATACTCTTAACAAGTTTTAAAAACTTTCCTTCATCTATATTTCGGGGGTTTGTGTCATTTAAACGCAGGTCATCTATAGGCACATAGACAGGTAGATATGTTTTTGCTATTTCAGACATGATTAAAATTTATTATTATCATCATTAGGATAGTCGCTACCCATATCTCTTAACCTTTCATCTGCAGATACCGACTGGACTGCATTTTTAACACGAGGCAACTCAACTTTACCTTTGAGCATTTTAGAGCCTGTGCTTGTCACAAAAAACTCGTCTGAAAATCCACCTATTGCATCATCCCACACCATTTTAAAATATAAAGGTATTTCTAAATCTTTACCTTCTACATTCATTCTAACTTTAATTATTGGTTTATTTGATGCCATTACTTGCTCAACACCCTCTCTGTTAAATATTCCATTTTCTACATACACAATTGCTGTGTTTGGTTTTGACTCATATGTACTCATTTTTTTCTCCTTGATTTAATATAAATTGAATAACCTTTAGTTACAAGGTTGCCTAGCTGTTCAACTGTAATCGTAGTATTACTTGACGATTTTTTGGATGCAGGTAACCATCCTGCGTTAGTTGAAAGTTTGTTAATAATTCTTGATGTAAAGATGTTTCCGTGGAACACTTGGCAATGTGCTACCGTGTAGCCATGTATAGTTTGCCATCTTAAAATATCTTTATCTTCTGTTTTCCAACCTCTCCGAGATTGTGCGTGAGCAATTGTCCAACCCATATCGTTTTTTAATCTTAATATTTCTATTTGTTCTGTAAATTTGTCTTTACTTGTAAGTGTTGGGTCTGTTAAATGCTCTAAAAATTGTGCATAGGTTATCATTCAATCTCCGTTTAGGTGGTTACTTAGGGCAACCAATCCCCCATTAAGACCTAACGAGGCGAGGAGATAAGGAATGATGACCTCAACTTTTACACCCCGAATACCCTGTGGGACAAGATAATTCGTTTACAGTTTTTTTGTATAAGTTAATAAAAAGAAACTGCTAAACTTTTTATTAATATTCGGCTGTATATAGAGCCTAATTAAAATGAACCTCCAAATAACCTCTCGTGATAATCCTGCACTTGAGTATATCCCTTGTCACCTGCCATTTCAAAAATATTAGTAGCAGTTTCCATGTCACCTTCAGCTTTTGCAGTATCTAGCCTTTTTTTCATTCCAACAATTTCTGCACTAATTTTTTGTGATGGTGTCGGTTCTTTCTGCGTTTTATTATACGCATTCTTTACTTTAGGTGTTGACCCCTTGCCACTTGCTCTGTTGCCATCATCATCAGCATCTTGACCAATGGCTTCAAGCGATAGCATACTTATAATTCCAAATCTTCGAGCGTAAGTCACACACGCACCTAGCTTTTGCATGTCCTCCTTACCCTGTGGCATTACCAACCTGACATTGCTTTCCATACAGTCTTTTGTATCGTGCGACATAAACACCTTAGTATTTAAAACATCACCAAAATCAGTCACCTGAACGCTTTGGACAATCACAATGCCTAGTTCGTTAAGGCTTGGCTGTATAGTTCTAAGCACATTGTTAATATCAGCGTACTCTGAATTTTGATAAAAAGAGTTTTTAGAGTCTTTAACAACTTTTAGCTCTGTTTCTTTAAATTTAAGTAAAGCTTCTCCAAGCGTTAACTTACTCATGATTTGCCACCCATTCCAATACTGTCAATTAGCTTATCTATCCAATCTTTTGGTTTAGAGTCTAAAAATTGCTCGGCATCGTTTTGCTTTTTGTCATGACCTTGTAGCTTATATTGTGCAACATAGCTTTTTCCACCATATCTGTTTTTTACTTTTATTGTGTAAGTTTCAATATCTAAACCCCTTCTTCTGAGTTCAAATATAACCGCACTTAATCTATAAACACCACACTCCTCCATAGCTTGTTTGCCTGTGATTGACCCGTGGTCTCTTAGCCATTTTTCAATAATTACTTTTTGATTAGTTATCATCTTAATACTCCTGCTTTAGTTAACATTTCAGTAAATTGGTTTAACACATTCTGCTTGTTGCCTTTTAAACCAAACTCCTTTTTTATAATCGTGTAACACGACCTACCTCTAGACATTTTCATGCCTTTAAGTTCAAGTTGTAACCCTTTCCTCAAGGTTAAATATCTGAATATGTGAATATCATCACCTGTTATTATCATTATTTATTCTCCTCAAAAAAACCTGCCCGACGCTCACGCTCTTCTTGGTACATGGCATCGTTTCTAATTTCAAGCATGTCTTTGGTTTGCATCTCAGTCCAGTTGATTGGTTCATAGCAACCTGTGTTTTCGTTAAACACAATCTCACCATTTTCCTCCATCTCAATTACATCTCTGCTACCTTTCATGAGTATATCCACCTTGCAATATACGGTGCTTGATGAACAATGTAGGGTATCAATCCAATTAAAATGCCAATCACTAACCAAGTCCTGCCCCTCAAAGGAATAACCGCTTTTTGGTAAGGTATCTTTGCGTAGTTTTGATAGCTTTGCTTTCGTGTAGCTAGACCTTTTCTCCAAAGCCAAACATTCAAAGAGTGTCTAATCTCAAATAATCTAAGTATAGTTTTTTTCATAATCAGCTTACCTCATTAAAAAATTCTTTCCAACATTCTGATGAACACCAATGCTTGTCGTGTCGAGTTGGTTCTTTTCCAAATCCGTAGCCTGTTTGACCTTTGCAATTCCAACAGTAAGTTGCAGGTTTGCTATCGTCAATTAACTCAGGTTTTATTTGTGTTAATTTTTGGTCTGTAATCATTTTTATCTCCGTTTTAGTCATATAAAGCAAAATGGCTTTATGTTTATAAATATACGCTCTTAGGTCGTAGTTGTCAAGTGTTTATTTACAATATTTAATAGGTGTTCTTGCGTTCCATATACCTCCTCCCACGGTCTCATGCCTAGATGGTGTATACCTTGACTGCCCCTGTGGTGTTCAACGCATAAAGGAATGGTGTTGCTATCGTCAGCCTTTTTACTAAGGCTTGAATATTTATATCCAATCAAGTGATGTATCTCAGGTGGTCGCATACAAACAACACAGCCAAATTCAACCAAAGCCTCAAAGCGTTGTTTTCGTTCTTTTTTATTAATAAAATGCCTCCACTTTTTTAACTATCTCTTCCAAATCTTTTAAAGAGTAAGTTGTGAGTATTTTGTCAAGTATCACATTAACCGTTGAGTTATATAGTTTTTTAAATTCCTCTTGATTCATATTGGCAAAAGATATTGACTTGGCTTCAATCCTGACCGAGCCATCAACTCTATAAACTGCATCATATCTACCTGACAATATAATCAGGTCTTTTCTAAATCTGTCAAAGGATTTTTCAGGAACAACTCCTTCCCATTTTGAATTTTGAAATGCAGAAGGCTCCCAATGGTCGTAGGCAAATTTTACAAGAGCAAACCATTTTTTATGGAACTCATAGTTTCTTGGTTTTTTAAAATCAGCAACTATAGTCTCTTTTAGTTTTAATTTGTCAACAAACTTTTCAGACTCTTCATCACCGTGTTCAGGCAATAAGACTCCAAACCTAGCACCTTCTTCATAGTATTTTTGTAATTTTATTTTCATTCTTTTTCTCCTCTTTGGTTTTTTTTAAAATTTTGTTCCAATCAGGCTCTTTATAAGTTTTATGATATATTTCAACGAGCCTATCAAAAAAAGGTTTTTTTGTCATTTTTCTCTCATCCACATATTAGCTTGGTGTATTGTCATACCTGCTTCTTGCATGAAATATTTTCTAGCCTCATATTGTATGTAGGCAGGAACATCAGTCCACCCAACTCCCTGTGGTGGATGTGCTTTAAAAAAATTCATCTTATCGTCGTGGTCTGAGCCTTTCCATTGCTCCCACCAATTTATCTGTGCATCAATATTATGTGCCAACTTTTTTATCTCCTCATTATCTTGAGGAGCAAGTCCTCTCATAGTTTTAATTATTTGAGCAGGTAAAGGTGGATGAGCAAGACCCATATCGTAGTGCTGATTTAAAGCAATATCCCATGTGTTTTGTTGATGCACCGTTAACCTTGCCAGTTGTTCTGCAAAATCTTTAATTGTAGCTACCTTATCAGATTTGCTTCTTATGAAATAACCATAGTTTCTCTCGCACCAAGATGCTATTTCTGTTGCAATCTGTATGCAATCCATTTGGTTATTGTCTATGTCGTTATTTGCGTACATTTTTCCTCTGCATTACTGCTTCATGTATGCTAGCATATGTGTCCGTTTTTTGGTCGCTGTTTGATGTATTTCTTGACAGCCAATTGGTAACAAATCTCGGTGTGCCAATATGGGTTTTTCTCTTTGACGGATTAGATAAAAGCCATACTCTCATTTTTTTTAATTCACCATCAAGGTCACAACTTGGAAATGTCTTTTTAATTTCATAATATAGGTCAGCGGTTAAAAAATAGTCATCTCCACTTTTCAAAGGTAAACCCACTCCATTAACATTACCATTTTCATTTACATTAACATTTACATTAGCTATTGCCTTGCCCTTCTTTTGCCCTTCGCTTTGCCCTTTGCTTTGCTCTCCCTTTGCCCATAACTCTTGTGTTGCTTTTCCACCTTTTTTTCCATTTAGAAATTTTCTGTGGTTTGCTTCTAACTGAGGCTTTATTAATTCAAACATAGCTTGGGGCAAGGGTTTAAGGTCTATCTCATTGTGATTTAAACCGAACT